ACCCGCCTTGCCTGCCATCTCTAGTTCGCGGTACAAATCTTTTAGGGCTATGTTACGTTTTATCCCAAATGGCGCCCCCACAGCTTTGGTTGCAGCGGGAAGCATGGCAATCGTAAGCCCTTCCCAAGCCCCAGACTGTAAGGTTGCGTAGAAGTTTTCCCACGTATTCTCAAAAGCATCGAATCTCTTCCCCCCAACATAATCTTGAAGCATGCTATTCATGCCCTGTTCAGCGGTTCTCAATGTGGCGGCTGTAACCGTAACTCCCGTGATTTGCCCTAATGTATGAGTCGCAGCACGCATACGTCCCGCTTCAATAAGTTTATTCAACTTTATCGTTTGGTTCAAATCAAAGCCCCTGATTGCCTTGTCCGCCTGCTGCTGTATCTTTTTTATGGGAGCATGTGCCCTGCTAAATATCAGGTTCGACACAAGATAGTTTAGGCCAGCAGCAGTAAACGCTTGCGTCTTGTTTCCTGTTTCATCATATACCGCCTTGCCTTTTTCATTTGCGTGCATTGCAAGGAGGCCTTGAATGCCCGTTGCTCCTGCCCTGGTAGCACCAACAGCCACAAACTGTCCGACACCTATGGCAAGTTCTAGCGACCCTCGCCATAATGTCCTGAGTAAGCCAATCTCTCCCGTCATGCGCTGCCTTGCCCTGTTAGCCGTATCTTCCCATTCATCTACAACCTCATGAAGTACGGTGGGTTTATGGCTGAAATGTTCGTCATATAATTTTCTAAACGCGTCTCTCTGTTCTCCAGTGTTTGCGTATCTTTGTGGTGGGATTATTGTGTGTGCAAGCATTTCGCGCATTGACCATTGCGCACCCTCATACATGACTTCCCCCACCTTGCCAAAACTCACTTCCATATCTGCCCATGCAGCCGTTGCGATGTCCCTTGTATCAGTCAATATGTTTCCGCGCGGACTAGCCATTGCCTTGCGCTGTATCTCTTCAATCTCCTCTGCACCCATTTGGGATATAAGAGCGAGTCTTGCGTCTTTATCCTCAATGTTTGGACTGTACAGCGTGTTCTGTAAGAACTGTATTCGTATCTGTTCGCGCAACTCTTTAGAGACGCCCTTTTTTGGATCTCTTTCAATCACGGAGTTGTTCCTGTATTTGCAGGGGCGGCTTTCGGGATATATATAGTGAAGTTGTGACGCTCTGCGGCGGCTATAACATAGTCTATTCGTGCGTCTAAAGAAGAATTTAATCCTAAAGCCACGATGGCTTCGGCACCATATCTATCGATCGCATCGGTTACCGTCAATTGTTGCCCTTGACCAGTAGCATTAAGATTTTGGCCGTTATTACTACGGGACTGATCGATTTTTATATTCTCCTTAATCATACCCTCTAAGAGTAAGTGGTCGAGCCTTTGTCCAGAATCCTCCTCAAATTGTTGCCACTTCATGTCGGCCGAAACAACACCATTGCTTTCCCGTAGTATTTCGTTTTGGTCTGGTATCTGAATTGGCGACAAGCTGCCTGGAACAGCCGTGTTTGGGTCTGTGTCTAAATCGTACGCCAAGTACCCAAAAACTTCGCCGCTTTTATGAGTCAATGGAATAATTAGAGTTTTCTTGTCCTTTTGCACATACTCCGAAACCGTAAAGTTTTGCAAGTCTAATATAGCGTCTGGATATACGCTGTGTACATCCATCATAGTTTCATTTAGTAAATGTCGCTGTTCATAAATTTCTACTTTCTTTTCGTCGATAGATCTTGGGTGGTGTTTCTTGCCTTGCCAACCGCTATCCAACTGTGGATTAGTTGAGGTCATGTACGCTGGGTGGGATATTAAATAATCGTCTTGCAAAAGCGTGTTATCGAATAGGGCTTTTATGGCAAGTTTTTCATCGTCATTTACATTGGTGAGTTTGTCCAGGTTTGCATAGCCAAAGCCCGCCACCGCGATGGTCACCTCTTTGTTGTGTATTTCCATGGATTCTAACGCTTTTTCCATCGCTGGCCCCAAGATGGGGCTTAGGACTTCTGTTTCCAAGTTTGACAGATTTCTTATATTTGCTTTTCCATCCAATGCTACCACTAAATGATACGCGAGTCTTGAGGCAAACAAGTTTATATCTCCTCCTAAGAATGTTCCCCCATCACCATCTACTCCCGTTGTAGATTTCCTTACTTGCATTCTTGTCGCCTCTGCTATGTTAGAAAGCGCGCCAGTCCTCACTGTGTCAAGTGTTCCCGACATTATACTTTGCACAAATGTTAGGGCACCTGTCATCTCATGCATGTCTCTGAGTTTTTCGTTTAGACCAAGCGAATCTAGTTCGTTTGGCGCAGCGGTTTCAGCAAGACTGGCAAGGAGGCCAAGGGGTGTATCGTTACGACCTAAACCCATTTTTGACAAATCTCCACCTCTTCTACTAATTCGCCTCATAGAGTCTGTGATATTCTTGGTGGTGCCACTTGTCAACTGTTCCGCATAATATTTCTTCACGAACCCCGTTGGTTGCCCGGCAGCGGCGTATGCTTCTGCTGCGTAGAGTTGATCACCCAACTCCAACTCGTATATTTGTTTTAACCTCTCCTCGGTCAGGAATGGCGTCATCCCTGTCGTCAAGACAAGAGGTTCGTTCCTTCCTATAGTTTCCAACTCTCCTTCAACAACCCGTTCTGCTTCTGTAGGCCCACTCTCTAGCGCTGTGTCCAACGCTTTTTGTGCTTCACCTTGCTTATCCGATGCAACGTTAAACGTTTTGTACACTTGTAGAAGTCGCTCGGTTTTTTCTCTCGCCGTGCTACTGAACTGTAAGTTTTTAGTTTGATTTAGCAGGGGATCTTCTAGCACCATATCTAAAATGTCAGCATTAGACAGTCCACCGTGCACTATGTCGGTTCTTCCCATAGTTTTTTGGATGAGAGCAACTAGCGCATTGGGGCTAAAACTGTTCTTGTCCAACATATTGCTAACCAAAGCACTAGTTTCTTCGGCCACGTCCTTGAACTTTTTTTCTCTATTTTTTAATTCATTATTGAACAGTTTTTCTACATCTATAACCACGCCCCGTGCTGCAAAAAACTCTTGTAGTTCTTCTATGCGCTTCTTCTGTTCGGAAAGTGGCTCGTTGATTGGAAGTTCCAGGTTTCGCAGATACCCCTTTAACAGCACTTCGGCATCTTTGTTTCGGTTGTCTGTCGTATTAGTCCCGCCGTCATTTCTAAATTTATCAAGATTCAACGCACTCGCCAACAATTCGTCTTTGCTGTGAATTTGAGTGGCTTTTGACCGGACTAAATCAACGTTGCCTTGTATTTGACTCGAAACTTCAGTAATCGCACGGGCAGATTCCTCTCTCAGTTTTTCCAAAATGGCGCCCTTGTTTATTATGGTTCCATCAATATTAACAAGCAATGCAGCTTGCAACTTAGCTATTTGATCTAGGGCACCTTGCCCGGTTTGTCCTTTTATATTGTCTAGTTCCGTGTTCACAAATTCTCCCACCAACTCGGCGGTGACCTCTCTTTGTGCAAGAAACACCTGGTCTGGCGTTGCGAACTGCGAACTGTTTGCTATATCTTTATTAAGATCTCCGATATCTCTAAAAAAAGTCCACATATTTCCATGTTGCCTGTAGGCGTCCACTATCCCAATGCCTTGGACCTTCCACGCTTCTTCTTGTTCTGTTTTCGCTCTCCTAAACGCAGATGCTTGTACAGCCATCCCTTTATCGACGGTATACTCACTTACATATTCTTTGAGTTTATCTCGCACCATGGGCGCAAACCCGCGGCTCGCCAGTTCCTCATCGTACTCTTTCATGTGGTGGTCGAAATACTCAACTGCGTTTTTTGCAGGCAACTTTTCCGCTTCAAGAGCAAGATTGTTAGCAAACTTCATAGCGTTCGTTTTTTCTTCGGTGTATTGCCTCTCTAAATCAGCAATTATCAACTTGTCCGACCCAGCTTTTATGAGGTCGTACGTCTCTGACGCCGCCTCGCCAACGGCTGCGGCTGCTTGAGCGAAGTCTGGCAAGGTAGGGGCAGAACCTTGCGGCATACGTGGAGTACGCTGCTGTTCACCCTCTCCTTCGCCTAGTGTCTGTATCTGTACCATTATTCTATGTCTCCTTCAGCACCAAATCCGCCCATCCTGTAGAAATCGTAACCCGCCCCAAATAGGTTTCCTGCTTGTCGCCACGCATTTGCCCCAAGTGTTGTTTCAGCAAGGAAGTCTTGTATATCAGCATTTACTAATCTATCGTAAGCAGCCAAGTCCCCTTTATACAAGGCTGCGTTCGCTTCTTGGTGGCCTGCTGCTAACACTTCTGCTTTGCGTTCTTGTATTATTTCTATTTGAGTTGCCATGACGTCCATAGGTGTCCCCGACATCTCTACGCCAGCCGCTGCGTATTGAGGGGCTATCTTGCCTAAGAAAAGTTCCCCTGCTCTTTCAATCTTTTGACCCTGACGTATCCCCTCTCCCCTTGCAGCCGCAGCGTTGTATCTTGCCCACTGGCGCTCTGTGGCTGCCCCTATGCGATTTTGCCTCGCCTGGAGACGATATACTTCCGCAGACGCTTGAGCGCCCTGTGTCTGCACATGGCTTTTTGCGCCACTACTAAACATGGACATGGCCATAGGAATGTGCGGTATTGCTGCTGCCATTAAAAGACCCTCATCCAGTATTTATACATTGTTCCATCGTCCATTAAATCTTCTTCTATTTCTGTTTCTTTGAACCCAATCATTTTTATCATGCGTTCACCTTGCTCAAAGTCAGTCCGCACAGGGGTTTGTATCCATTCGTATCCCATTTCATGTAACGCTTCCATGGCGCCCTTGAGCATTCTAACCGCTACCACTAAGTCCGACCCTTCCACTTCATCTGCGAAGAAAAGCCAGCCATGGCAACCATTGTTAGGTAGCGGGATAATGCCAAAGATAAATATAGTCACATTGTTACGCTGAATACTTACCGTATTGCATTCCGATTCTAAATAATCGGTCATCTCTTTACCATGTTCTTTGAAGCGGGCATATTCCATTATTTGCTTCTCCTGCGGAACAAACCCGTCAAAGTGTTTCGGCTTAAATGTGTATGCGTTAAAATTGGCCAATTTGAAACTCCGCAACTATGGAAAGCAAGTTTGTAGGCTGTAAGCCGCTTTGCTCAAAACGGATGATTGTTTCCCTTTGAGCATTATCAGCAATGTTTATCTCAAACATTTTTGTATTTAGTTCTTCGCTCGTTGCAGTTGGATATGCAACAGAATATACCTGTTCTGGTGTTCCCATCTTGCCGCCCAACGATCTATAAAGATTCGCCATTACCTTGTATGCACGTTTCAGTTTGCCCCTTGTGTCGCCCTTGCTTGGGTCGATGATGAGCGGAAGGGTTTCCATAACAGAAGTATATTTTAGACCTATTGCAACCCTGCTCGATTCGTCTGCCGGATTCATCGCTATCTCGCCTGCCGCGTCTACGGTGTAAGGTCCGTATTCTTTGCCGTCTCCTAACACATACACATTTTCCCCTGCCAAATGTAGCAATCCACTCCACTCATGCGCGGGCGATTCAGAGTACCCCTTTACACCACAATCTACATAAAATGCGTATTCATGGTCCTCATACGATTGTAGCCCTGTATCTAGCATCTCCACATAATATCTATCTGTCCCGTCTACATCTCGTTTAACCAAGACCCACACGTTATCTATTTCATCGTCTAGTGTAACTCCAACTGACAGTACTTCCGCTTTTATTCCTGCTGTTGAGGGCGCTAGGGTGTGTTCTGCCCAGCCCATGACCTCCTCGGCCTTTTCGTACGACATGGTTAGCATTGAACCATCTTTGCGGACATACCATAAACGGTTTGACACCCCGCTTTGATATGCAGAATCAATAATGCCGTCTTTTGTTATATGCTCTGAGAGTAAGGTAATGTTTGGTGCTGTAAACCTGTCTTGCCCAAACTCGTAGGTTAGTTCTCTGATTACCCTAGCATCTCTCTGTGCAAACAGAACAGATGTCCCTGCTCGCAGGGGGTGAATCGTGCTAATAGAACCGTAGTAACTACTCTTTTGGAATCCTAAGTCTGTCGGTGTGAGGGCGGATTGTGGGTTTGTCCCCCTGCCTAGCCACTCACCGCCAGTGGTAAGCACAACAAGTCCTGCTGTATCTCCCTCTAAAAAGTTTATCTTGTTTACCAGAGAATCACTTAACGTAACTGTTATTGCGCTTTCATCTAAGACTACGCCCTCTCTCACGGTGGAGGGGCTGTAACAATTATATGCGCCTGTCCCTGATGACCAAAGTGTTTGAGGTTCTGTTTTAGATGATGCTGACCAGAGACGGTTTTGATAAAAACGCCCCGTCCGTGGGTATCCTTGTGTTTCTGACCAAGCGCCCAAGCGCCAATTGCGTGTTCGTGAGCCAGACATGTTTGGTGTTTCATCTTCTATGGTGACGGTACATGCAGACGCAGAGGTTATAGTCGCTATTCTCCCCCATCCTACGTGTGGCGCTTTCTCGAAACGGGCAGTGCCGTCTATGTTCGAAGAAGCAAGGGGGTCATCATCTACCAGATAAGAAAACCCGATGCCTTCTCCTGTGTCTGGGTGGTACAAATCAAACTTAGTTGAGGAAGCATCTATTGCTCTAAAGTTCCTGCCTATATACACCGTATCGTTTAATTCTGGAATACCAAACGATACTTTCAGAAACTCAATCCGCTTGCCTTCTTCCCCATCTTCACCAACAAGGCTATGCATATAATAGTTATTCTCATCTGGTCCTACTGTTATGGTGGCCGGAGGGTCCCAAAGCGGCGCAGCTTCGTCAGTTGTATCCCAAGTTCCGGCTGTGAATGCTTCTATTGGGAATCCGAGTGCATCATCTTCAATGCGAATGAGCCGCCCCACGTCCTTTTGAGCATTAGCAGCAAGGGCTCCATCGTACTCTAGTACATCGACTGATAACCCTGCTCCATTTACAAAGGAGAAGCCGCAACTGTCTCCTGCTCCCCCAGACCCCGCTTGCTTCAGGTATATATCTTCGTCCGAGTTCATCGGTAGGTAGGGACCGTCATTATACACACAAACTTCATAATCCCAACTTGTTGCTTCATCGTCATCTATGCTATTCCTACTCAGTTTCCGCATTTCGTGGTTTTCTGAGAAGATGTAAAGAATGTCTGCCGATTGTGCAAACTGCATATCAGGCAAATCTGCTTTAGTGAAGTTTAATGCGCTCTTAATGGTCGGGGCATCATGGTCTGGGTCAGTGAGTAGGATGGGGTCACCTGTTGTGGTATCAAGTCGGAAAAACCGAATGTACCCCTCGTCGTCCACTTCCTTCACCCCAACCTCTAACACATACGACTGTTCTTGGTTGTACTGAAACTCAATTAGTCGTGGTGGCGGATCAATACTGGCGTCAGACCACACTTCCGCAACAAACATCGTTCCCGGTCTACGCTCAATACCACCATGTACTTGCGGCACGAAGTTTTCTAACTTGCGTACACCGTTCTGGTACTTCTTGAGGTCGGTTCTGCCTAAAAGGCGAGGTGATATTTCCCCTGCCGTAAAATTAGTTGATACTTTTGTTGCTTTAGGCATTAGGTTGGCGCTCCACCTCCATCAAGAGGTGGGAAGTCTCGACTTGTACCCCCGCCAAGACGCGCGTCGAGCCATTCCCCGCCCCTTAATGTTTCTAAATCGCTATGAGCCGTTGAATCTTCATACTTCGCTTCTGCAAGGGTAAGTTGGTATTTAGCCATCATCGCCCCTTCCAAGGCAACTTCGCCTGACACGGCAATCGCTATGTCTGCTGCGAGTCGCGTGGCTATAGCTTGTTTGAGGGTAACATCCATCATAGCAACATTCGTTATTTGATAAACGTACGTGATGTTCAATTCAGCCTCATCGGTGAGAATAAACAAAATAGGGTCAGTACCCGTTGGGGTTTCTGATTGGTTCCCTGCCTCTATTCGGTAATCGGTTGTATTGTTTTCTGTTTTGACCAACTTAATAAAGTCGGCCGGTAATGCGAAACGATACTTGTAGCCCCATGTAGGGGTAGTCGCATCTGCGGATAGGGAAGCCCGCATAGTGGCGCAGTTCCATTGGTGCGACCTAAGCACGGTATCGCGCACATCGGCAAGACGAGCATCTACAAGGTTAGCGCGGTTGTTGTCATCAGTAAGGTCGCTAATTGGCTGTTGCCCTAACATTGTCAGAGCCATGTTTGCTAGATCTACTTCTGTTGTAGCACTTGCAGTCATAAGATTTTCCTCGTAATCATGGGGGATGAGCCGAAGCCCACCCCCACAATCACACAACCTAGAGTCTTTTAGTCAATAGTATACAGTACTTCAAACGCCACTGTAAAGGCGGTGGCGGTCGCAGATGCCGTTTGGGTCAACGCAATATCGTAGTGACCGCCTGGGTTACTGGAAGCTCCAGCATTTTCCCACAGCTTGTCTCCAGCGGTACTGATGTCTGCCGCTTCAAAGCGGAGTTCTGTACCTGTAACAGCAGATGAGGTATCTACCGCGGTGGCGTAGAAATCTTCATCAGAAGCGGTGTCGCTATTCGTAGGATAAATCCCTGCATTTGGTGCAGAGGATGAACCCATTGCATCGTTCCAAAGTTTTATGCTCAAAACGCGGGCATTTGCAGGTAGACGGCAAAGACGGATAATATCTCCGTCTGCGTCAAAGTCTCCTGATGCAACCTCGAAATTGTCCATGGCAACTCGAACGCGACCGCCCGAAAGACCAACGTCGTTGAATACAGTTGGTACTGCATCCAGATTTGTAACTAGATTTGATTTGGTAGTAGCCATATCTAAATCTCCTTAAAGAAGCCGAAGCCGCCATCATGGGGTTAAGTGATGACGTGTTGCTTCTGGTTCAAGTAAAACCCCAGTAAATTACGCTGTTATACCCGCAGTTGGGTCACAAGCGATTTCAACAACTTTTTCTTCTTCGAGACGAGTAGCACCCAAGCACATTGAGTAGTAAACGTATGTCGAGAAGGATTTATCGGCACGGGGTGCGATGCTAGACTTGACATCAGAACCGATGCCGAGTTCAAGACCACTCTTTGCCCATACCATGCACGCTTGGTCAGTACCACCAGAGATTAGTGTGTTCACTCGCTCTGAGTGGATGAACTTAAAGCCCATCCAGGTGTCGATTTCGCCACGAACAAGTGCTTTTACACTGTTGTAGTCGTAACTTCCAACTTCAGTGGTCTGAAGAAGGTTGTCAACCATTTGTGCGTTCACAGCACAGAACAGTTCTTCGTCTTGGGAAACCTCATTCGACAAAAGAACCTTTCGTGCTGCACGTAGTTTTGCAGTGTTCAAGCCAGCGTCGGAGGTTCCGGTACCATCTTGCACAGTGACTGCAATTTTTTGCCCTGCCGGCAAGGGGGATTCATCGCTACCTGAAACGCCTGTGTAAGCAGTTCCATGAAGTGCATCGAAGATAACGTCATCCATTGCGCGACCCATAGCCCATGCCGCATTCTGCGCATAAGAACTAGTTGGGTCAATCAATAGACGAACCTTGTCTGCTTGATCAATCAAATCGCCCCATTCGTAATCGTCAAGGGTCAACGAACGTCTAAGGTGAGGGGTGTTAACGAGGGGTGAATCACTGTGCCGGCTAGTACGCTTCTGCGCTTCTGTTGTTCCAACCTGTTCAGTGAACTTTTTCTTGCCATTAACCGAAGAGTCAACCATAACACAACCGCGTAAGCGACTGCCCTTTTGTTGAACCAGGTTCATGACATTGCTTTTATATTGTTCTACAAAAGCGGTAGTAATTTGTGAGGACATTGTATTCTCCAATAAAGTCCGTATACGAAAAAAAGCCAAATGACACCATGCCATCTGACGCATACGGGACTGCTACCCTATTGGACATTCCCTGCTCAATTCGCCCGCTTAGGCGGAAGGACTTACCTTCATCAAACAGGAATACCCTAACAGATACCTACCCTGCTATAGGGATAATACACTAACACGCCAATACATTGCAAGGAAAATGTAACAATTTTAATAATTTTTTTATTTCCTTGATCCAGAGTGTCGCCAATTGTCAACACTTTCCACACAAATAATATAAACTCAAGGCAATTCCCCCTATAGAAGAAACAAACTAAGTGAAGCAGAAGGTGTGGACAAAATGGCGACAAGGTAAATCAGGCTGGATAATGGACGGGGAAGGGGGTGTGGGGTGTTGTGATCCCTTTGGGGAGGGGGCACCCCCCGCGAAATGTATCTCGAATGTGTTGCGCATTGATCTTGTCCCTTGCGTGTAGTGTTAGGTATACGTTAGGTATGTGCTATGTTTCCTGCGCGTGACAGGAGTGCTACCTAACAAATCCCTAACATACCAGGGCGTTGTCAATATAATTGTATATTGTCGCCAAATTGTCAATAATAGTTGAATATATCTGTTGACAATGGCGATAGATATGTTACCGTTAACATTATCGCAGGGTATGTTCCCTGCATCATTACCTCGTGTCAACTATGGCACATAAAAGAAAGGATTGCATTATGACAACTGCAACAACAAAAGCGTCTAAAACGAGCAAAACCACAACCAAGG